TAAAGAGCTAAAAGAAAAAGCTAAAGATGATGATTTTTATTATGGACACTTAGGCAAGTATGCCTTTAGTTCGTCAAATCTAAAACTTTTACTACAATCACCTAAAACATATAGAAACGTATTAAAATATGGTAACTCAGAAAATCAAGCACTAAGAGACGGATGGTTGTTTCATACTTGTGTTTTAGAACCTCACGTGTTTGATGCACAAATTTATGTTGATGTACAAAGTAAGAACACAAAGAAATATAAAGAAGCAGTTGCTGAACATGGTAAGGTGTTTACTATGAAAGAAAAAAATGATGCTGAAAGATTAACCGATGCTTTGTTACGTAATGAAATGGTATTGCAAAAATTAAGTGGAGCAGAGTTTGAAGTTCCTGAGATAGGGACTGTTATGGATTTTCCTTTTAGAGCAAAAGCAGATATATTAAAACCAGGCGAAGCAATGTACGATCTTAAAAGTACAAGTGCAATACAAGGATGGAAGTATGCTGCTGATAAATATGGTTATGATGTACAATGTTATTTATATTGTGAGCTATTTAATATAAAGCCAGAGAACATGGGATTCATAATAATAGACAAAGGCTCATTAGATATTGGATATGCAGAAGCAAATATAGATTTCTATAAAAGAGGAGAGATGAAAGCATTAAAAGCATTGAAAACTTTTCAAGAATGGTTCATGCAAGAATCTGATCTTGATCAATATTATATAAATATAGAATTATGAAGACTACATACAAAGCAACACAACAAGATATTAATATGCCAGTAGATAAAGATCTGGTAAATAGAATATTAAAGTATTACTTCTACAGTTTAGGTATAGGAACTTTTTGGTTAATAATGCTTATTAATTTTATTATGTCGTAGAAAGGTATTATATTGCAGTTGAAAAACACTACAACAATGAATATTTTAAGAGAGGCAGACAGGATAGTTAACAAACGTTCTGACGAAAAAGAAAGGCAGTACGGACCATTTGAAGAAGGAATGGAAAGATGTGCAAAGATTGCAAGCGGTATGACTGGTAAAGATCTGAAAGCATCAGATTGTTATGCTGTAATGGTAGCACTAAAACTATCAAGACATAGCTATAAATATAAAGAGGATAATTTGTTAGATGCGGTAGCATATTTAGGATCGCTTAATAACTACAAACAAAAGATCTAACATTTAAAGATATAGTATGAGAACTGCAATAATAAACTTATTAGGAAATGTACCTGTAAGGAAAAACTCACACAGTGCTGGTTGGAATTATGTTATAGCCAGTATCATAGAAGATAGATATAAATCTTATCCAGACTTTATCAATAAACCACCTACTGATCTTAACAAGTATGATCTTATAGTTATTAATAATGGAGTTAATTACAAATCAAATAAGTTTAATTTTTTTGGTGGTGTTCAACAAGGGACTATAGACAAGTTAATAGCTTTATCAAACTACAAGAATAAGCTAATATCCTTTAACGAGTCAGTAGATTTTAAATACCTACTAAAACGTAAAGAGATAACAACTATACCTAATAGAGAGGTCGAGACAGCTTATACAATTAAAGATAAAATGATAGTCGGTGATTCTCATAGCGTGTCTATTTTTAAGAAAGGTAATGGCATACTTAGAATAGATGGAAAGACTTTACATGGATTTTTAAAGGACCCTTATAGTTACGTTAATTTTGATGAACTAAAAGAGGTTACTTTATACTTTGGTAATATTGATGTAAGGTTTCATCTGTGTAGACAAGAGAATCCGGTAGCTGCAACATATAAATTAATAGATAAATACGTAGAGTTTATAGGTAAACTAACAAGCGAAGGTAAAAAAGTAACAGTACAAGGTTTACTACCAATTGAAGATGTCTCTAGAAAAATACCTAATACAGGACTTTATAACAACAGACCATTTTATGGTACACAAGAACAGAGAAATTGGCTAAGAGAAGAAATTAACTTTGAGCTAAGAAGACAAGCAACAAATCACAATTACGAATATCAATCGATGTGGTTAAATTATCCATTAGAGTTTTTTATGATGGAATCAAGACAATCCGTACATATTTGTCCTGACTGGTATCTTAATAAAGATTTTATAAATGTTGAATAAATTTAAGCAATACTACAGTAAAGCTAAGATGAATCAAGAAAGATTATATCAAGGCTACACTTGGACAAAAGAAGATATAGATGATGATCTAATTTATAACGTACCTATATATGATGTAGTCAATAGAAAGTACGCAGCCTTTAGTTCATTGTTAGAAGCAATAAAAAAGAAAGACGATGACCCAAAAGAAAATGGTAAATACTTCAATGATCATGAAATTAGTGATATTGATTTTATGTATATGTGTTATTTATTCCGTCTATGTGGTAGCGGTATTAATTATAAGCCTAAGGAATCTGTTCCGTTTTATACACACGGTTTTGGAAACTTTTGGATAGTAGACTTATTAAGGTTAAGAATCTTTGACAAAGAAAGATGGTTAGAGAATATACCAGCCAAAAAATACTCAGACAATAAAGGTTACTTATTACCTATGATACCAGGAGGATTAAGAGATTTTATTTTAAATGAATCTTTAACTTTGTTTTATTGGATGCATAGCTGTATGGATAACTTAGAGATATTTGAATTAGTAGATCTAGGTAATGACTATCTACAACAGTTAGGTTATAAAAGACAAAACTTCGTGTTGACTGCTTTCGCTATGGATATGGCAGAATATTATCCTAACAAAGTGAAAAGAGATAGCAAGGTATATATCGGAACTAACGCAAAGAAATGTCTAAAAGAAATATATCCAAATGTTAAAGGCATAGGAAGTAATTTAAATGTAACTAATGATTTGTTAGATCAATTGTGTAATTTAACAGGAGATTTCAGTTACAAGTATGACATGGAAGATGTAGCATGTGATTTTATTAGATATAAAAATAACTTCCAGAGTCCACATCACATTAGAATGAATAACGGAATTAAATACTATAACAATGTTTTTAAATAAACAAACAGATGATTTTAACTTAGACTACTTCCCTAGTAAAAGAAGCTCATTGTTTCATTACTTAGATATGACTAAAAACTTTGAATCATCTTTTAGAGACATGATAACAGTTAATGTTGATGGCTACAATGTTATAGATGAAAGTAGATCTAATCCTTATGGTGCGAAGTCAAGATTTGGTGAATACATGGTTCAAAACGTAAAAGAAAAAGAGATAGTTTACGTACAACCTAGAGTGGGGTTTGCAGGAATTAGCTTATCTTATTTATGTAAAAAATATAATAAGAACCTAACGCTAGTGATGCCATCTAGTAAAGAAGCAAGTGAACATCAAAGGTTGTGCATAGAGATGGGAGCTAAGCCATTGTTTTGTAGAATAGCAGCAATGCCTAATGCAAATAGAATAGCAAAGCGATATGCAGAAGAACGTAATGCTTTCTTCGTGCCACTTGGATTAAAGCATGAACATGTAACTGCAAATGCTGTAAGATCGATACATGATTATTTTAAAGATAAAGAGAAACCTAAAAGAATGTGGAGTGTAATAAGTACTGGTGTACTTACTAGAGCTTTACAAATAGCTTTACCTGATACAGAATTTTTTGCTGTAGCTGTTGCTAGAAATATACAACAAGGTGAATTAGGTCGTGCAAAGTTTTATTCTTATCATAAAGCATTTACAAGTGAGTCAGACGTTGTGCCACATAAATTTAATAGTGAAAGATGTTACGATAGTAAAGGATGGGATTACATGCTAAGATATGGTCAAAAAGGTGACTGGTTTTTTAACGTAGCAGGCCAAGCACCAAAGACAAAGATAGAAGCAAAAGATATAGACTCTTATAGAGATTGGAATGACTTAAAAGATTTTAATGGATTTTAATAATGCTAATGACGCTTTTAAAGTGTTGTACGAAAAGATACATAGAACAGGTAAAGTTGTAGATAACACTATGGCTTTATTTAACATAGGATTTAATATAATTAAACCTTTAGATAATGTTATAAAAACAGACTGGAGAAACTGGAACAAAGATTATGCTGATTATGAATGGCAATGGTATTTGTCAGGAGATAGATCTGGTAAAGATATAGCAAAGAGAGCAAAGATCTGGAATAATTGTATGGACAAAGATGGCAATGTGAATTCTAATTATGGTTATCATTGGAAACAAAACAATCAGATAGAATATGTCATAAAAGAATTAAGGACTAATCCGAATAGTAGACGTGCTAGTATAAGTATATACAATGCAAAAGATAGGCATAACTTTGAAAGAGACACACCATGCACTTATGCTATTAACTTTAGTATATATAATGATAAACTTAATATGAGTGTTCTAATGCGCTCTAACGATCTGTGGTACGGTTTCTGCAATGATCAATATTGCTTTAGTAAACTACAAGAGAAAATTGCAAACTCATTAGATAAAGAAGTTGGTTACTATTATCACTTCGCACAGAATTTACATTTATACAATAACTTTTTAAATAAGAAATAATGAATATATACGAATTAATAAGATCTTGGGCAAAACAACGTGGCATATATGACTCAGGAGATCCAAAGACACAGTTAGTAAAATTAGTAGAAGAACAAGGAGAGCTTGCAGAAGCAGTACTTAAAAATGACCCTGTAGAAATAGAAGACGCAATTGGAGATATGATAGTAGTGTTAACAAACTTAGCTTACTTTTATGATCTTAAAGTTGAAGACTGTATTGAGAGTGCATACGATGAAATAAAAAACAGACAAGGTAAAATGATTAACAATACATTTGTTAAAGATGAGTAGGATAGCTACACTAGTAAAAGAAGTAAATATGCTTACTAGGTTAGATGTGTTTAAAAATACAAGAAAGAGAGAATACGTAGAAGCTAGATCCTTATTAATGACTGTACTTAAAAGATATTTCAAATACAGACTAATGGATATAGAAGAAGTATTTAAACAATTTGGCTACCCTGTAACTCATGCTACTATTATACATGGACTCAAATCTTTTGACATGTACTTAAGTTATAGCGAAGATCTTAAAGAGTGGTATCATGCGATAGTACTTGACTTATCTAATGATGTAGGTGAAGCAAGAATTGATTTTATAATTCCTAAATTAAAGTATTTATCCGATGATGATCTGCTAGTTCTTACTAATCAAGTAAAAGAAATGTATGAAGATGCTATTATAAACATGAAGGATTAATTACACAAATTGTACATAAATTCAGCAAAAAAGGGAATATTGATTATAATTGCGCTTGTATTTACGTCTTGCTTTACAATAAAAAGCACGGTAGTAAACAAGTTAGATAAGACTTTTCCTATGTCAAAATACACAATCAAAAAGATAAACAAAATAAAAGATTCGTTAATCAAAAGAGAATGGCAAAAGATAAAGATCAATTTTTAGAAGTGTTTGCTAATAAATTAGGGAATGTAAGTAAAGCATGTGAAGCTACAGATATATCTCGTAGAACATTTTACAATTGGCTTAAAGAAGAAGACTTTAGTAGCAAGGTAGAAGACGTTAGAGAAGGTCTAATAGACTTTGCTGAAGCACAGTTGTTATCTAACATAAAAGAAGGAAAGACGGCAGAGATATTATTCTATCTAAAAACAAAAGGTAAGAAGAGAGGATACATTGAAAGACAAGAAGTAGAGACTGTAGGAGAGAATCAGTTTGAAGTTAAGATAGTAAAGAATGAAACAGATACAGACTAACATTGTATTTGAAGAACTAGAAAGAATATCAGATTCCAAAATACGTGTTTTTCAAGGAGGAAGTAGAAGCGGTAAAACTTTTAATATTTTACTATGGATTATATTTAGCTACTGCTATAAAAACAAGAATAAGACTATATCTATATGTCGTAAGACTTTACCTAGTTTAAAAGCTTCAGTACTACGAGACTTCTTAGAAATATTAAGATCTAACGAATTATATAGTGAGATATATCATAACAAGACTTCTAATGAATATTGGTTAAATGGTAACTTAATAGAATTCTTTAGTCTTGACATGGGTTCTAGAGTAAGAGGTAGGAAAAGAGATCTGCTATTTGTAAACGAAGCAAACGAGATAGACTACGAATCATGGTCTCAGTTGTTATTTAGAACAGACGGAGGTATAATCATTGACTATAATCCTCATGATCAGTTTCATTGGATATACGATAAAGTCTTAGATCGAGACGATTGCCAACTACATATATCTACTTACATAGATAATCCATTTATAAGTAAGACACTAAAAGATGAGATAGAAAGATTAAGAATAACAGACCCACAATATTGGAGAGTATATGGACTAGGACTACGAGGTCAGAATAGATCATTAGTGTTTAAGTTTAATATAACAGATAAGATACCAGAAGAAGCAAAGCTATTAGCATACGGTTTAGACTTTGGATTCAGTAACGACCCAAGCTCGATGTGTGCGACTTACGTGTTAGGAGATGACATGTATGTTAAGGAACTTCTATATAGTACAGGATTAACTAACCAAGACATTAGTAGAGAGTTTGACAAATTAGGTTTAGATAGAAGAGATGAGATCTTTGCTGATAGTTCAGAACCTAAATCAATTGAAGAACTACATAGAATGGGATGGAATGTAAAAGGCAAAAAGAAATATGAGATTAACTACGGTATAGATCTTATAAGAAGATACAGATTAAACGTGACTAAAGATAGTACTAATGCTATAAAGGAATTAGAAAGCTATAAGTTTATAGAGGATAAAAATGGTAACCCTACAAATAAGCCATTAGACAAAAACAATCACTTCTGTGATAGTCTACGTTATTCAGTAGTACATAAATTGTCTTATCCTAATTACGGTAGATACGCTATTAAATAAAAAAAGGAGGGAAGTCCTAAGACCTCCACTCCTATCACGAAACACACAACCGATCAAAGTGAGTATCGTGTTTTACTAAACAAGTTATAAAATCAGACCTCGATCGGAATACTGAATTCTAGACCACCTTCAGGTGCTACGTCAGGATATTTATCAATTGCATTTAAGAAGGTAATATTTTCTTCTACTAACTTTTCAAAGCTTCTAATAAAAAGTGACGATGTACACCAAAAATGGTGATTCTCTTTGTAGCAATATACTACGTAACCTTTTTTATTTTTCATTATGATCTATTTAAAAAGTCATCCACTAGATCTTGCGGAGTTAGGTTAGGTCTATCTACTATTTCTAAAAAGTACTTAGCATCTCTTTTAAGTATAAGAAGGTAGTTATACCTATTATGTTCAATCTCTGTTAAAGAGTGCAATGTGTTTGCTTTTAGTGCACCAAAGTTGAAAAATATGTCCGATGTTTCAATATCTACTTTAGACTTAAACATCGTTGTTGAAGTTTGTGTTTGTGTTTTCATACAGCTAATATACAATTTTTTTTATTAATAATACAATTTTAAGCAAAAAAAAACCTACTAATTAAAGTAGGCTTAATTTTAAATATAAATAAATTCTAAAAATTAGGGTCTTGATAACTACAAGCAGAGCCAAAGTGTAAATGTACTCTACATGATCTTTTCTTATATACAGTATAACCTTCTAAATTTTTTCTTTCATCGTACATAAGATCGAAACATTTTTTACCTATTTCAGTAGTACGAGACCAATCCCAAGTAGAACCATATTTTTCAATGATCTGATCTTGTACTTCTGGAATCCAATGAACTTCATGGTAAACTTTCTTGAAACAAGGATAACCTTTATACGTACCCATTTCAATAACCATCTCTTGTCCGTTAACAGTAGATTTAAAAGTATGTTGTTGATTGCTGTAATAATCTGAATCAGCAGTTGGTATAGCTTTAAGCTCTCTAATTCTAATTCTCTTACTTGATATGTTCTCAATAACTTCGTAAGGGTATCGATCTGAACCGACACTTTTAGTAATACCTGTACCTACAGGATAGTCGTTTAAATTTATTTGTGTGTTTTTCATATAGCTAATATACTAAATTTATAATACACCGAACAATTTTTATAAATATTTTTTTAGTAAAGTTATTTTTGTTATTATAACTATATGAATATAAGAGTTAAAGTGCCTACTAAATTATCAGAGCTTACATTATCTCAGTATCAAAAGTATTTAAGAATACAAGCAGATAATAAAGACACAACGTTTGTAGCACAAAAGATGGTAGAGATATTCTGCGGCTTAAGTTTAGATCAAGTTGTTAGAATGAAATGGAGAGACGTAAAAGAAATAACAGAAGAGTTAGGAGACTTATTCGATCTAGAGTCACAATTTATAAAGAAGTTTACTTTTAATAATACTAACTACGGATTTATACCTAACTTAGATGAAATTAGTTTTGGAGAATTTGTAGATCTAGATTCATGTTTACAAGATTGGCAAAAGATGCACCATGCTATGCAGATATTATATAGACCTATTGACATACAAGTAAGAGGTAGATACAATATAAAAGACTATGATGGTGTGTTAGATGATACAATGAAAGAAATACCATTAGATGTAGCTTTAGGATCGGTTTTTTTTTTATTGAATTTAGGGAAAGAGTTGTCGGAAGTTACGATGGACTATTTCAGCAAGGGGATTCTAACGGAACATTCTCAAGTGAAGGAGGATTTAATGCCAAATGGGGTTGGTACAACAGCTTTTTTCAGGCAAGTCAAGGAGATCTTAGGGTCTTTGAAGATATTTCCAAACTCGGGCTACATAAAGTATTAATGTATTTAGAATATATAACAGAAAAAGCAATGTTAGAAAATCAAAGATTAAAAAGAAACCATGGCAGATAAAGCACAAAGAGGATTTTACTTAATTACCGAAGCAATAAAAACAGAATTAATATCAAATCAAGGTATTAAGACTTGTACTTTTGGTGATATATCAGATATAGACTTACAAAAACAGACTATGTTTCCTTTAGGACATGTAATAATAAACAATGTAACTAATCTTGAGAAAGTATTACAATTTAGTTTTACAATTCTTACAATGGAACAAATTGACTCTGTCGATGAATACGTGGATGATCTATGGACAGGTAACAGTAACATGCAAGATATATTAAATACTCAATTAAGTGTGTCTAATAGATTAATGGCTAAATTAAAAAGAGGACAATTATATGCAGATGGATATGAAGTAGTAGGGAACGCAACTTGTGAACCGTTTTTTGATAGATTCGAAAATATATTAGCAGGATGGGCAACTACTTTTACAGTGCAAATGTTTAACGATACAAGTGCTTGTTAATGGATTTTAAAAGAACAAAAGAAACTTTAATAGAATTTGCAACTAAAGTTGTTAAGCTTGCTAAAAGAAATGCAAGAAAGAAAAAGGCAAGTGGTAGTCTACAAAGATCTATAAGATATAACTTACATGAAAGTACAAATTCAATGGAGTTAGATTTCTTAATGAATGACTATGGTAAATATGTAGATGCAGGTGTAGATGGTAAAAGTAAGAAGTATGGCAAAAGAAAATTTGGATTAAAAACATATAGTTATAAAGATAAGATGCCGCCAACAAAGAAGTTAGATAAATGGGTGGTTAGAAAAAACATTAAAGGAATAAGAGACGCGAAAGGAAGATTTAAAAACAGACAATCAATACTATTTGCTATAGCTAAAAGTATTTTTGCAAAAGGATTTAAACCAACCTATTTTTTTACAGATGCATTTGAACAAGAATATAAAAGACTGCCAGATGAATTTTTAGACGCATACTCTTTAGACGTAATTGATTTTTTAGAACAAACAACAAAGACACAGTAACATGGCAAATTATTTAGCAAGACTTAGATCTCCATTTTTTATAGAAGAAACCTCAACAGCTGCAACAGTAGGATCTGCGGATGTAACTATTACAATCAACTCAGTAGTTGTGTATGTATTATCTAAAGATACAATAAGTAAAAAAGTAACAATAGAAGTTGCTGAACTTATACGAGATTATGTAGACACAAAGTGGGATGGAGTCTTTCCTTATTCAGCTTCTGTTTTAGCAAGTCTTACGATCTTAGCAGCAATTAAAGTAGAATTTTACGTAAACAATAAAAAAGTAAGAGCAACAAACGCATTAGCAGGAACAGCAGATTCACCAATAGGTGGTCAAACAGTTAATCATAATATATACGGATTTGATGCATACTCTGAGTATCTAGAAGGAGTAAACCATCAATTAAGTTATGGTCAATTATTACAATCAGCAACAACAATGTACTTGCCTGAAACTGGAAATGCATATATTCCTAAAATAATAAACACAGCTAATCCAGTTCCTGCCGCTTCAGTTGAATATGTTACAGTAGCTCCTACGGATACTGTAAAAACTATTGGAGGGATTCAAGTTAATATTGTAAGAATATGTGAACCGATCTACGATATTATTAGAGTTGTATTTATGAATAAGTTTGGAGCATTACAAGAATTTAGCTTTAATAAAAAGAATGTATTATCATTAGAGACAGTCCAAGAAAATTATGAATCAATGTTAATGGGATCTCAATTAGATTACTTGTCTAACAACTTACCACATCAAAAATACGTTTACAATAAACAAGGAAGAGAAACGTTGCAATTAAATACTGGATACGTAGATGAAGGGCAGTTTGAAACTATAAAACAATTAATGTTATCTGAAAAAGTATGGGCACAAATAGATAGCACTGTTTATCCTGTTAATATAAATACGAGTTCACTTACTAAAAAAACCAAAATAAATGATAAATTAGTAAACTATTCTTTAGATTTTACTTTTGCATTTGATATAGTAAACAGCGTGAGATAATGAGCAAATTCCAATTATACATAGGTAGCCAAAGAGTTGAGTTATTTAAAGATGAATCAGTTAGCTTAACTGAAACAATCCAAGATATAAAAGATGTATCAAAAGTGTTCACAGATTTTACAAAACCTTTTACACTACCAGCAAGTGATACTAATAACAAGATCTTTAAACATTACTATAAATTTAATATTGCACAAGGTTTTACATTTGACGCTAGGAAAAAGGTAAGTGCTAAGATCGAATTAAATACTGTACCTTACAAAGATGGTAAAATTAGACTAGAAGGCGTAGATCTAGAAAATGGTAAACCTAAATCATATAGAATTACTTTTTTTGGAAACACAGTTAACTTAAAAGATATACTAGGAGATGATTTAATTAACGGACTAAGTTGGCTTTCAAATTTTAATTTAACTTATAGCGCTAATAAGATAGAGGAAGTTATGACAACTTCTACAGGTTATTCTCCTACTATAGGTGGTGTACAATATAATAAAGCTATAATAGTTCCATTAATTTCTAACACGCAAAGATTATATTATAGCACAACAAATAGAATACCTTATAATAACGCAGATGGAACGATAAATTCTGCACTAGGTGGAAACTTATACCCTACAGATAATGGCTCAGGAACTAAAACAACTGACGATATACACGGAGTTTTATTTGAAGATCTAACATACGCTATACAAATAGATCTAATTGTAAAAGCAATAGAGGAAGAATATACTGATATTAAATTCAGCGATGACTTTTTTAATTTAACTAATGGACCTGATAGTTATAAAAAACTATACATGTTGTGTCAGAAAAAAGAAGGTAGACCATTCGAAGACATGTCTGTAGGAGAGAGATTAATAACAGGATTTAGTACAGGTATAAATAATAACATAGTAACATCGTTTGCAGGTATAAGCGTATTTGGATTAAACCCTAGTCAATTTATAACTGCTAAATGGACTTTAACAACTGGACAAGCTCACCCTACTTTTACGGCAGTATTAAGAGAAGGTAGTGAAGAAGTACTAAGAAGAAAATTTATTGGAGGTACTAGTTCTACAGCTATTATAACTCAGTTTCTAACTAATTCAGAACAAGGATATAATTTAACTATAGAGACAGAGTCTGCGTTTGATATTACAAGTGTGTTGTTTGAAGGTTCTACACCTAGTGGTAATACTTTATCATCACAGATAAACACAACAATAGCAGTGGAAGTACAAAAAGAGTTTGTAGTTCAACAACATTTACCAAACATGAAAGTTGTAGATTTTCTTACATCTCTTTTTAAAATGTATAATCTTACAGCTTTTGAGCTTGATGGAATTATACACGTTAAGACATTAGAAAGCTTTTATTCGAGTGGTTCTTTAAGAGATATAACAGAATTTGTAGACCCTCAAACATTACAAATAGATAAAGCTTTACCTTATAGAGAGATTGAGTTTAAATATGATGACACAGAAACAACATTAGCTAAGCAACATTTTGAATCAAATGGAGTAAGATGGGGAGCAGCAAAATATATAGAGACAGGTAACTTAAATAGTAACGATCAAAAGTTTGACGTAGTATCTAATTTTGCACATTTAAAATACGAGAGAATAGTCAGTTCTATAGGTTCTAATACAGATATACAATGGGGATTTTTAGCTAATGAAAAGAATGAACCGTTTTTTCAAAACGCAGTTGTGTTTATAGGAGACTTTGTAACACTACCTACAGGTAATACTTTAAGATTTTTAAGTGGTACAACTTCTGTAGGTGAGATACACGATGTAACAGAATATTGGATGCCATCAAATACAGTTGAACGAGATTCGACAGTTAGCAAAGAAAGTATACATTTCAGCGTAGAGCTAAGCGAATGGGATTCGACGGCGTCATTTACAGATACTTTGTTTAATAAGTATCATAGATTTTATATTGCAGGCTTATTTAATTCTGCAAAACGATTAAGTAAGATAAAAGCAAGACTACCTAAAAAGTTTATGCTTAACTATACACTAGCGGATACTGTTATTATAAATCAAGATAGATATAAAATAAATAGTATAACAACTGATTTGTTAAGTGGGTCAAGTCAATTAGAATTACTTAATGAAACAATAAACGACGCAACTATAACACAAGATGATACTGGTGGAGAGGGTGGTCAAACAGGAGTTGCATTAACAAACGTGTTAACTTTATTTCAATGTGCAGCTCCTAATTCTACATTTGAAAGCACATTAACATTAGCTGATTTAAATTTAGCAGTAAACATTAGAGTAGAAGATGCAGCAGGAAACACTTATAGAGTTACAGGTAATAACGTTCCAAATACTCATACAACAAAAGCAGTAACATCAACTGGAGAAACTGGATGCCCTTCTGGAACTACACCACCTCCTACTAATTATTATGGATTAAGAAGATGTAGTGATGGAGCAACAAACTTGAGGACTTCTACAGCTGTAGGATCTCCTTCATATCAAACGACACAACAAGTCTTTGATTCAAGTTCAGTAAAATACGTGATTGAAAATTCATCAACCGCAGATACTGTACCTAGTATAACTATAGCTTCAACTCCAAGTCCAGTTCAGTTAACATGTTCTGGAAATTCATCAGGTGGTACAACTCATAATTACTCGTTGACTCCTTGTTGTGGTGGTACAGTTTTATTTGGTTTTAGTTCAAGTAACTCGTTATCAGGTATTAGAATTTATCAAAATCAAAGTTACACTTTAGCTGCTTCTAATACTAGCGGAGCTATAAATATAGATCTATTAAACTCTGGTTCTTGTCCTATTAGTTACTATAGTTTAAATAGTTGTTCAGACGGATCCTTTCAGCATCATGCTCGAAGTGTATGTAGTAATTTAAACAACACGCAATTAACTTATAACGGAACTTGTTATTCAGTACAAAATTCAACAAACACAACAGGGACCGTGAATTTAGATACACTAAACTCTTGTACTTGTAGCAATCCAAATCCAACGTATTATCTTTTAAGAGATTGTGCTACTGTTACTATAGTTAGAACCTCTACAACAACAACCGATCTAACTTTAAATGTAAGTTCTACATTAGCTAATGCATCTAGAGTGCAAGATACAAATACAGGTAAATGTTACACAGCTAATTCTACTACACAAGATACAGTAACTTATCCAACAGCTATAGGAGCAGTAACATCTCTTGGAGTTAATGATTGTCCATCTACACCTTGTACCACAACTCAATACTATAATTTACAACAGTGTTCTACAGGTAACACAGGATTTATTAGTGCACAAACAACTGATCAAATAGCTTTATCAGTAAATGATATGGTGACTTCAGGCTCAACAAATGGACCGTTATATAAAGTGTTAGGAAATGCTACGAGTGGAAATTCTGTTGGAACTGTTTTTGCAAATGCAGCTACTGCTTGTCCTGCTTATTACACTTTGACTCAATGTTATACGAATCAGACAGGGTATAGAACTGATAACACAACTACAGAAATTACATTATCAAATGGACGAAGAGTACAAGGTCCTAATGGTATGCCTTATACAGTTACAGGGACAGTAGGGTCAGGGTTAGCAAATATAGGTACAGTAACAGATACAGGTCAAACAGGTTGTCCAACAATTACAGGATCTACTCAATATTATCAATTAGAAAGATGTTCAGATAGTGTTACTGGTTTCTTATCACTACAAACAGTTAATGATATAAATTTAAGTACAAATGATGTAGTAGGTTTAGGTAGTGCATCAGGAGTTACATATCAAGTAACAGGTACTGGATTAGCAAATACAGGTACACAAGTTGGAGTTGTTGCAGATACAGGAAACACTAATTGTTTAACACCTGTTACACCACCAGTTGTACCGGGTACTACAACTTATGCTAGATTTATATCATGTGACGATCCTACAGGTGCTATTATTAGTGTATCTAGTACACAATCTATAGGAACTTGGTGGGTTATTTCAGAAGTTGGTCAGTTTGAATGTTATAGATGGTTAGATAATACACAAGGAGTAAATCCTATTGAGTTAAATAGTTCTAACTTTAATTTTTACACAGTAGAGTCTACAGCTGGTGCTAATTGTAGTGACTGTCAATCTGTAGTTCCTCCTCCAGCTCCAGCACCTAGACCTCCATCACAAACTTGTTTTACGTTAAGTTTATTAAGATCGTCTACTGCTTTAAATCTATGTGATGTAGTTCCTACTACAGTGTATGCTAATAATTCTACACTTGCATCAGCATCAATTATATATTCTAATAGTGATTGTACTACTTTAGAATCAGTAGATAGGTATTTAGCATCTAGTATTGGAGCAGGTTATTACTTTTGGAACGCATCTGCACAAACATTAACAGGTTCATTTACTTTAAACTGTCCATAATGAAAGAAATAGATAACTTTATTTCACTTGAAGAGTCAAAATACTTAATAAATATGATTAATAAGTATGCAACTAAGTCTATGGTTGTTGGAAATGGACAAAAATATACAGATTATAGTAGTCAAAGAACATCATACACATCTAATTTAGTATCAGATGACCCTACAGTTGAGTCTATACAGCTAAGAATTGCTAGATATTTAGGTATACCAGTTACAAAAGGTGAGGCTTTACAAGGTCAAAGGTATGAGAAAGGCCAATTTTTCAAGCCACATGTTGATTATTTTAGTAAGGATAGTTATGATAAGAACTGTTTAGCTAGTGGAAATAGAACATTTACTTTTATGTTATACTTAAATGATGACTTTACAGGTGGTACAACTAAGTTTCCACATATAAATCTAGAAATACAACCAAAAAAATGTAAAGGAGTGGTTTGGAATAATTTACAAAACGGAGTTATTAATGAATACATGCAACACAGCGGAGAAGAAGTAACTAATGGTGTAAAGTATATCATAACATCTTGGTGGCGTGAGAATATATGGAATAATAGTGAAGATCAAAAGGAATACGAAAAAAAACTAAAAAGTAGTCAATTAAGTATTATATAAGTATATGTTAAACAATATAATTGATTTATTGCAAATAGTAAATGGTGAAACCGAGAACATAAAGTTTGCACAAGGCTCAAAATATCTACCTGATAATTGGAAAGATGGTTTAAAAATGGCTAAGAAAGCAGCTAAATGGGAATTAGATAAAAAATAGATATGGCAAGAGAAAAGGATATAGTATTAAAAGCCACCTTAGACAGTGAACAAGCTGAACAAGGTTTAAAAGACTTATCTCAAGATACTAAAGCGTTAGAAACAAACATGGATGAGCTAGATGGTGCTGCTGATAAAGCCACTGGCGGAATGATTTCTGGTTTTACTAATGCTAAAAAAGCTATTGTTGGAGCTGTAAAGAGTATTAATACATTTGGTAAAGCAATTAAAGCAGCAGGAATAGGATTACTAATTGCAGGAATAGCAGCAGTTGCAGCAGCTTTTACTAATTCAGAAGAAGGACAAAACAAGTTTGCAAAATTAATGACACAAATAGGTGTTATTACAGGTAACGTGTTAGATATTATGGAAGATCTAGGTAAATCTATTTTAAGCCTAGGTAAATCATTTGTAAAATTAGTAAAGGGAGATTTTGCAGGTGCAAAGGAAGCTTTTAGTGAAGTTACAGAAAGTATTGGAGAAGCAATCGATGGAGTTAAGAACTTTGGAGAAGAAACAAGAAAAGAAATAAAGATAGCAGGCGATTTAGCAGATGCTAGAGCTAGAGCAGATAAGATTGAAAGAAGATTAATAGTTGATAGAGCTAAAGCAGATAAAGAAAGAGCTGACTTATTAGAAAAAGCTGTTGATAAAGATAAGTTTACAACAGAAGAACGTATTAAGTTTCTAGAGGATGCTAGTAAATTAGAAGAAGAAATTACTGATAAAGAAATTAATCTAGCTAAAATTAGATTACAAGCAAGAGTACAGGAAAATAAGCTATCAGGTTCTACTAAAGAAGATCTACAAGAGGAAGCAGAACTAAGAGCACAGGTTATTCAACTAGAAACCTCTAGATTAACAAAGCAAAAGGAAGTAACGTCTCAAATTATTGGTTTAAGAAACGAAGAGAAGACAGCTAAAGAGACATTTATAAATGCAGAGCGAGAAGCATTAGCACAAAGTGAAGATGAGAAGATTGCTTTATTAATATTAAAGGAGCAAGAAAAATTTGATGAACTAGTTAAAAAAGCAGAAGAACTTAAACAGCCAACTGAAGATCTAGAAAAAGCTAAATTAATATCAATTCAGAAAATAAAAGACGAAGCTGCTGCTGTAGCTGATAAGAAACAAAAAGAAGCAGATCAAAAGATGTTAGATCAACAACAAAAGACTGCAGATCTAGCAAAGAAGATAGAGAAGTCTAAATTAGATGCAGCAATAGAGTTATCAGCATTAGGAATTGGTTTAATGGTAGAAGGATCTAACGCAGCTAAAGCATTAGGTATAGCAAATGCAATAATATCCACTTATTCAGGTGCAGCACAAGTTTTAGATGACACAGAACTACCTTTGTTTGCTAAGATAGCAGGAGTTGCAACTGTATTAGCTACAGGGTTTCAACAAGTAAGAGCAGTACAACAAACACAAATACCAGTACTAAACGTAGGAGGTGTAACAGCTGGTGGAAATAGTGCACCAGTACCACAAATACAACCACCAAACTTTAATGTTGTAGGAGCATCACCAATAAATCAATTAACTGCTGCAATATCTAGTCAGCAATCACAACCTATAAGAGCTTACGTTGTAGCTAATGATGTTACTACTGCTCAAAGCATTGATAGAAACATAATAAAAACATCAGGACTAGGATAAAATACATTATACAATTATGAAGATCATAGAATTAATATTAGATGAGAATTTAGAATTTAATGGAGTTGACGCAATATCAATTGTAGAAAATCCAGCTATACAAAGTAATTTTGTAGCATTAAAAGACGAGCAAGTAAGATTAGCGGAAATATCAAAAGATAAAAGAATGTTATTAGGAGCAATACTAATTCCTAACAAACCTATTTTAAGAAACGGAGAAGAAGAAGACTATTATATTTATTTTAGCAAAGATACTGTTGAAAAAGCAAGTCAAATGTATTTAAAAGAAGGCAATCAACACAATGCATCTTTAGAACATGAGTATTCATTAAAAGGATTAACGTTAGTAGAGAGCTGGATAGTACAAGATGGTGTGCATGATAAGAGTAGGTTGTATGATAATACAAAAGACGTGCCAATTGGTACATGGATGGGAGCAATAAGAGTAGATTCAGATGAAGTATGGAAAGATTACGTAAAAGAGGGTGTTGTAAAAGGTTTTTCAATAGAAGGTTATTTTGCAGATAAAGCCGATTCACCAAATGAAACAATAAATGACTTATTAGCTGAGCAACAGTTGAGTAATATAAAGAATTTATTAGTAGAGTTAGAAACAAAAGTAATAGATGATGAGTTTGCTATTATAGATGATAGGTTAGCTTATAGTTCAGAGGATAAAGCTATACTAGTAGCTTCTAATATAGGATGTGAAGGTGTACATGAACATGAAGTTGAAGGGAAAACATGGTACATGCCTTGTGAACAACATGAATTAAAGAAACCTTGCTATGATGGATACGAAATGTATGGTTGGAAAATGAAAAACGGTAAAAAGGTCCCTAACTGTATACCACAAAAATAAAATAATGGCTAAAAAATTCTACACTGCCGCGGAAATACTTAAAAAAAAAGTAACAAGGAAAGGTGTGCATGCTAAAACTAAAACAAGTAAGTTAAAAGCAAGCAAGCATTATAAAAAAACTTATAAAGGTCAAGGAAGATGAAAAAAACTAATAGAAAAAATCCTTATCCATCTTACTCTAGTCCTATAAGATCAACGAGAGGATGTTTGTGTGATGATAATACTTACCATCCTAGATGTTGCGATGGTACAATTTGGGCTCAAGGAGTAGGAAGAACTGAAACCTAGTCTAAAAACATAAAAAAAAAACTATATAATATTATAAAGATATGAAAGCAATTGATACAATTACTAAAATCAAAACTTTGTTAGGCATGGAATTGTCTGAGAACAAAGCTGCAGAAGTAGAAGTTAAAGCTGAAGAAGTTGTTTTAGCTACTATGAATCTGGAGAACGGTACCGTACTAGAAAGCGAAGAGTTTACTAAAGGCAATGAAGTTTTTATTGTTACAGAAGACGAACGAGTTCCTGTACCTATCGGAGAATATCAGCTCGAGGATGGTAGAATGCTAGTTGTTACTGAAGAAGGAATCATTGACAGTTTAACCGAAGCAAATGAAGAAGAAGCTAAGGAAGAAGAAAAAACTGAAAATGAAGAATTAGGTAACGAGTATCCTACAAAAGAAGAGTTTGACGCATTAGTTAAAAGAATAGATGAACTAACTTTAAGTTTATCAGAATCTAAAACTAAACACGAGGAAGAAGTAACTGAACTAGAGACTCAGTTATCTGAGTTACCAGCAGCTAAGCCTATTACACATAGTCCTGAAGCTAAAGCTAAAGAAGTAGAGTTTCAATTTAGTTCAAATAGAGCAGAAACTTCTCTAGATAGAATAATGAAAAAATTAAGTTAATATAAATTTTTAAAATAAAAATAAAATGAGTAAACCTACAATTACAACAACCTATGCCGGACAAAGCGCGAAAAAATATATAGCGGCGGCATTACTTTCAGGAACTACACTAGATAATGGTGGAGTAACTGTTATGCCAAACGTAGCACATAAAAGTGTTATACAAAAGGTAGCCGCATCTGGCTTAATAAAAAATTCCACTTGCGATTTTGACGATCAAGGAACTATTGCAATTACGGAAAGAATTCTTACAACAGAAGAATTTCAAGTTAACGTTAAATTTTGTACAAAACAATTTGTTGATTCTTGGGAATCAGCTGAATTAGGAGTTAGTGCATTTACAAATATGCCTTCAAGATTCTCAGACTTTATTATTGCAAACTTTGCAGATCAAATTGCTGCTTCAGTTGAAACTAATATATGGACGGGGACCAACGGAAACGCGGGAGAAATTGATGGGTATGAAACATTATGGGCTGCTGATGGTGATGTTATTGATGTAGCAAACCCTGCTGCTATTACTGCTGCAAATGTTGTAGCAAAAATGGGAGCAACTGTAGATCTATGTCCTAACACTATTTATGGTAAGGATGATCTTAAGTTATATGTTTCTAAAGATGTAATGAAGAACTATATTAGAGCTTTAGGTGGTCTTGCCTTAGGTTTTGGTGGTGGTTACGAAAACAAAGGACAAATGTGGTATGGCAATCAACAATTAACGTTTGATGGAATTCCTATCTTTATGGCATCAGGTATGTCTACAAACACAATGGCTTTAGCTCAAACTTCAAATCTTTACTTTGGTACTTCAGTACTAAGCGATATGAACGAAGTTAGAGTTATTGATACTTCTGAGACGCTAGGAGATAGAAATGCAAGATTTATTTCTAGATTTGCTTACGGCATTCAATACGGTTTAGGAGCTGAAATAGTTCTTTATAACGCATAATTAAAAGAGTTAATAATCCAAGTAAAAAGGAGGTGTAAAAGCCTCCTAATACTTACAAAAATTAAAAAATATGGCTTGTAATTTAACTACAGGAAGAATAGTACCATGTAAAAATAAATCTGGATCGATAAAGACAGTTTTCTTTGCTGACTTTGGAACATTAGGGACGATAACAGAATCTGCAGGATTAATATCTGCTTTTTCAGCTACACCGGTGTTTTTTAAGTATAGTGTAAGAGGAACTTCTAACTTAGATACAGTAGTTACGTCTTCAAGAGAGAATGGTACAACTTTCTATACAGAGACATTAACGCTACAATTGCAATATTACGATAGAGCAACAAGTGAGCAAATCAAATTATTAGCTGTAGGTAGACCTCACATAGTTGTGGTTGATGCAGACGATAATTACTTACTAGTTGGTAAGGTGAATGGAGCCGATCTCACAAACGGGAACTTTACTGTTGGAGCCAATATGGGAGACTTTAACGGGTTTAACTTAACTTTTGAAGCTTTAGAGACTGCACCTCCTACTTTTGTAACAGGTTCAGTGATAGAGGCTTTAGATAGTGCTACTCTAATAAACACATTCCCAACAGCATAATAGTTTAGTGTTTTTCTAATTAAAGGGGATCTATTTAGGTCCCTTTTTTTTTAAATAAAAGTGTACACAATATAAAAAAACTTAAAAAAGATATTATATATATATGATATACTTAAGTACTGCTACTTCACAGCAAACTTTTACGTTTATTCCTAGAGAATTTGCTATAAATGTAAAGTTAGAAGTGAGAGATGAGCAAACAGGTGAAAAGCAAACACAAAATTTACCATTAGGTAGCTTAAGCGGTTTTAGTTCATTAACAGTTGCATTAAATCTAATAGAAGGTAGATTTTATGAGTTAAGTATTACTTCTATAGGTAGTAACTGGGATAGCGTTACACAGTTTTGGAATCTATTAACTATTGATTGGGAGCAAGGAATTACTAGATCAGGAGCTGCATGGAACTTTGCAACAAATGATTGGAATAACACAACAGGAAATTGGGATACAGTAAGACAAGCTAGAGATTTAATTATATATAAAGATAGGATATTTTGTACTAATCAAACAATCTCGCAAGGAGCTAATGAATATTACGATCCAATAAAAGGTGTGTACAAAGTAGATACATCTAGAAATAATAAATATAAAGTTTATAACGCATAATTATGAGTAGACAACACAGGAGACCAAAAGTTGCAGGTGATATAAGAGTAGTAGAATTAAATAGCTACGTTGCACCTAAGATCATAGAGGACTCAAGAAAAGAATTTGTAATGTATGGTGAAGATAACAACTATTATCAATATTTAATAGACATGTATAACTCATCTCCTACAAACCATGCTTGTATCAACGGTATAAGTGAAATGATATTAGGTAAAGGATTAGATGCTACTGATTCTAACACAAAATTAAATCAGTACG